TGGTTACTGCGACTGTATCACGCTGCCCTGCGGCTTGTATGCCTCGTAGGCCGCGCCGCCCGCCGTCGGGATGCCGAGCAGCCACGCCGCATGCTCACGGCCCATCAGCACCTTGTCGCGCATCGTCGCCGGATCGAGGCCCAGCTTCTTGGCGCGTTCCCAGATCATCTGCGACAGCAGCTCCAGCTTCGGTGCGCCGATAGCCGTATCGACGCCGGTCTGCGGCGCGTAGACGCCCCACTGGAAGCCTTGCGCCGGGACCGCCTCGATGCCCATCGGCTTGGCGACGTTCTCGCGATACCACGGACCCAGCTCGCCGTACTCCGGCCCCTTCAGCGAGACGCCGGGGTTCGCGGTGGTGCGAACGTCGCCGACGCCGACCGAGCGGCCCCAGTGCGCGTCCGGCACCGGCAGCTTGGTCTGGAAGCCGGTCTGCGGGACGCCGGAGGCCTGCATGTACAGCGGCACCTTCGGCTGGCTCATCTCGACCTTGCCGGTTTCCAGATATCGACCGACCGGGCCGCCCTGCGCCGTCGAGTGATACGGATGCGGGATCACGTCGCGCAGTTCCGGCGGGAAATCCGCGCCGCGCTTATCGACGGCGGTGCCGCCGTGCTGCAAGAATTTATCCCACTCGCCGCGATTGATCATCATCCGGGCTGCGGTGCCACGGTTCAGCTCCGACGTCACCGGAGACGCCGGAGAAAACATCGGCACCACCGTGTTGAACTGGTTGTACTGCTTGATCGCCTCCTCGCGACCGACCAGCTGCTCCAGCCGCTGGAACGCCGGGTCCATGACGTACCAGCTCTGCATGCCGTGAACTAAGCCGGGATATTTCTGCGCCTCCGTCAGCGTATCGATCTGCCGCTGCGCGTTGCGCGGGTTCATCAGCGCGTCGGAGACGTAGGAACCCTGCGGCCCCTTCGCTGGCATCTTGTAGCTCGGCTCGATGTTGCCCTTGCGCGTCCCGCGTTCGCCGATCTCGTACAAGTCCTCGCGCGTCACGCCGAACAATTCCTTCATCGCCGGATGCTCGGGCGCGACGTTCTCCGACGCCTCTCGCGCGATTTCATCTGGCCGCTTGTAGACGCCCGGCTTCAGGATGCGCTGCGCGTCATCGATGCCAAATCCCTTCAGCACCTTCTGCATCTGCTTGAACGACGGCACCTTCGCCGCCTCCGCCTCGCTCGCCGTCGCGGTGATCCCTGCCGCGCCCAGCCCGACCCGCACCGCCTTCGGCAGCTGCGCCAGCGCCCGTCCGGCGAGGCCGACGCCCGGCCCCAGCGCCATCATGCCGTATTCCCACGGCTCCTTCGGGATCAGAAAATCCGCCACCGCCTCCAGCTTGTTGTTGCCCGGCCCGACGTTGCGGTACTTGCGCGACTGCGCGAACGCCGCCCGCTCTGCTGCGCTCGGCTCCTGCGGCAGCGGCCACGCCACGTCGGTTTCATATCTCTCAGCCATCACTGCTGCCCCTGCTGCCGCGCCATCACTGGCTCCCCTGCGGTTGATAGACCGACGCCGCACCGCCGACCATGCCGGGGATCGCCAGCTTCCGCATGATCTCGATGATGTCGGGATTGTTGACGACGTAGTTGTAGGTGCGAGGGTATCGCGCCACCTCGTCGCGTATCTGCCGGTCAGCTTTCTCGACCATGTCGCGGTAGTGCTGGACCTCCCAAGCCGGAGCGCCCTTCGTCTCGGCTTCATGCAAGTTGACGCGCTGCCGCGCCAGATGCTCGTAGGCCGACTGTGCTGCGACCGGCGTTCGTGACGCCGCGTCGGCGTAGCGGATGCCGGGGATGCCAGCGTCTCGCATTGCGTCCATCGTCTTGTCGGGGCCACCGCTGCGGAATGCGAACTCTCCGGTCGCGTATTCCGGGTTCTTCACCATGTCGTAGAGCTGATCCTGCCGCGCCTTGCTGGTCGCCGACAGCACCCGGCTGTAGGCCTCCTCCTTCGCGGCATCGAGCAGCTGCGGCACCTTCTTGGTGATGTGCGGCTGCGATCCCAGCATCTCGTCCCACTGCAAGAAATCATCCGGCTTCGCCTTGATGCCCAGCTCGTAGACGCGGGGGCCGACTTGCTTGTCGGAGGCGAGCAGATCGCGAACCTCCTGAAGCCGTGGCAACTGCGGTGCATTGTGCGAGCGGCCTATCGCCTCGTTGACCATCGCGAGAGCGGCCTTCCGGTCGCCGCCGAGATGCTCAAGGTACTGCACCGCATGCGACATCACCGGATCGACGCCGGGACCGCTGCCGGTGAAATGCCCGGCGAACTCCTTCCAATACTCGCCGCCGACGCCGCTGACCTTCGGACTTTCCGCCGCGTAGATGCCCGGCCCGTAGCTCGCCGCGCCTTGGCCGGTGCCGATCTTGCTGAGATCGAACTTGTCGAAATCGTGCGGTGACGCATGCCACGCCTTGATCTTCGGCAGCAGCGCCCCGACGGTTTCAAGCAGCGGCTTGACGCCAGCCATCTACAGCCCCGGTGGTTGGCCTTGTGGCGCGGCGGGGAATTGTCCTCCGGCGAGCTGCTCCGCCGGGTTGGGTTGTGGCGGCGGCTGCAACGGCGCACCGACGCCGGGCGACGGGCCTCTCATCCCGCCGTCCGGCACCGGCACCCCTTGGTTGTTGCTCTCATCGGTGTCCAGCAAGTCTGCCAGCCCAAGCAAGTGCGGCTCGTAGGGCAGCGTGGCTGGCGAGATCGCACCCTGCGAGACGTTCAGCATCGCATCGGTCATGTTCTTGATAGCCTTGCTCTTCGTCTCCATCACCTTGGCGTCCTCGCTCTCCAGCGCAATCGCCTTGGCCTTCTCCTTCATCGGATCGGAAGCCTGCGCCTCCTCCATCTGCTTCAGCCACTTTTTCTTGATGCGCGAATTGATCGGAGCCAGCTCGATCAGCAATCCCGGCGGCACCTCTGCGCCGCGCGAGGCCAGAACGCCCAGCGTGTCGAACGCATCCTGCATCTGGTTCACGGTGTCGCTGCCCTCGTCGATGATCACGTCAACGTCGATGGCGGCCATGCTGTTGACGGTCTGCGGTGTGCCGTAGGTCGGATCGGAGCGGATGCCGTTGATCTGCAGCATCTGCATCTCGTCGTCGGGATCGGTCACCCTGATCCACCGTTCCATCGTCCAGTGCTTCTTCGCCGCGCAGAATACCGCGCGATAGACCCGCAGCTTCCAATCCTTGTACTCGATGATGTACGTCCCCAGCTCGGCGATCCCGGCCTGCTGCAGCAGCGCGATGGCGCGTCCACTCTTCGCGCCCTCCGCCATCCCCATCAGCGCCGGGTTGGGTCCGAAATTCTCCATCTCGGCCTTGGCGTCCTCGAGAAAGCGCAGCTGGCCCTGCATGTCGGCCAGCGACTTGGCGTCGTCGAACTCCGGCTTCTCGGCATCCCACTCGATCACGCCGTCGGTCTTTTGCGCCTCCGCCCTCGTCTTGTTGACGTCAACGCTGCCGCGCCGGACGATCATGCGCCGCGTGTTGAGCAGATGCAGTGCCTTGCTGTAGCGGTGATTGGTTTCGTCTTGCGTGTCCTTCATGTCGCGGAAGAACCCGTAGCGGTCGCCGTCCTGATCGACGTTGGCGGAGAACATGATGAACTTGCTGATCGGCTTGCCGTCGGGATCGACGAACGGCGACAGCCCCTCCATCAGCACCAGCGACTTGGTGTGCAGCGCCCAGCACCACTGGCCGTTTCTAAAGTACCAGTGATCGACGAGGCGAACCCGCTTGCGCTTGCTGTCGTACCAGCGGACGGTGCGCTTCTCGTCGTCGCGCGTCCCCTCGCTGTCGTTGGTGGTGGCGATCTCGTCCCACTTGTCGGGCGGGCAGAACGTCTTGGCGATCTCCATGTCCACCCACTTGGCTGTTCCCATGAACAGGCAGTCGGTGAAATCCGCCTCGAATGAAACCGGGTCGTAGAAGAATGCGTCGGTCGGCACCCGCGCCTGCGTGACGTCGTAGTCGCCCTGCTTGCTGTTCTCCAGCCCCAGCTCCAAGCCGCCCAGCCCCTCCTTCGCAACGTCGCTGGCGATCTTGCTCGACAGGCTTTCCCAGCGGTTGTTGTCGAGGACGTAGCGGATCGCAGCCGTCGCGATGTCAGCCGAGCCGTCGTCCTTCGGATTGCGCGGATAGCATTTCGGGTCTTGCCGCATCCGCTCGACGAGGCCGACCACGCCGTTGATCTTGCGCTTGATGCGGTTGCGTGTGATCGGCGGCTGGTTACGCCCCTTCAGCTTCTTCAGCTCGTCGGCGGTCCACTGCGAGCCGGAGTAGTAGGCGCGAGCCGTCCCCTTCTCTTCGATCTCGTTCGACTTGGTGTTGTAGTAGTTCTCATGCTGCTTGGTCAGCTCATCGACGTCGAGGTAGGGCGCGGTGTCCTCATCTTTCGGCGTGGGTCGGGTTTCCTCCTGCACGGAGGATTGATGGACGTCCGACATCGATAACCCCTTGGATCACAACGCCTTGTCGAATGCGCGTTCGTACTCCGGCAGCGCCACAGTATAGCCAGTAATCGCGCCGCTGTCCCGCTTCGGTTTTGGTTCGCCAAATACCACCTTGTCGAGCAGCTGGCCGATCAGTCCCAATGCGTCCACCTGATCGTCGTGCTTGCCCGCCGGGAACGACAGCAGCTCGCGCTCAAATTCCGCGTACCACGGTGCGGCCACCGGAACGTGCAGCTTGTTCAGCGCCATCCGGCCTTGGATCGACCGCGCCCTCGTCGCCTTGTCGCCGCGCGTCGGGAACGCCTCCCGCACGACGTAGGCAGACCGCGCTCGCATCCGCATATCGAGGAACGGCCCGACGCCGCTCTTGATTTGCCCCTGCTCCTCGGCTGCGTATAGCGGCTTCCAGCGCCTAACCAGATCGCAGAACTGCTCTATCCAGATGTCTGACGCCGTCTGTCCACGCCACAGGTCGAGCAGGAACATCTCGCCCGCCGGATCGAGGCCGACCACGACGTGAACCGTGTAGTCGCCGCCGTCCGACGTCACCGCATAGTCCGATCCCATGTAGACCCGCATGCGCTCAAGCGGCGGCGCTCGGTCGTAAGGCTTCAGCCAGCTGCGGTTGAAGAAATTGCCCTCGTCGGGCGTCGGGTGCTGCTGGTACAGCGCCGACCAGTTGCGAGCTGGCTGCGTCAGCTTCGCGGTTCGCATCACCTCGGCGTAGCCGTAGTCGTCGTCGGCCCACAGGTACTCGCCCGGCATGCGACCGAGCGGATCGTTCTCTTCGGCTTCAGCCGGGATCGAGATCACCTCCCAGCGGCTGCTCTTCTCGGCGAGGATGCGGGCGGCGAGATCGTCCTCATGCCAGCGCGTCATGATCAACACGATGCGCCCGCCGGGCCTCAGTCGAGGAAGGAGATCAGATTTGTACCAATCCCAGTGACGGTCCCGAAGCAGCTGACTATCGGCATCCGCCCGGCTTCGCACTGGATCGTCAATGATTGCAATGTCTGCGCGGAAGCCAGCAATACCAGTATCGACGCCTGCGGCGTAGTATTCGTTGTCCGTCTCAGTAG